CTGCTCATGCTTTCAGCATCATCTTCTAATGCTCTTTTAACTGCACCTTCTACTTGAACGTCTTCTTTAGTAGTTTTATCATTGTAACGTGGGTCACCATCTTTCATTCTTTTATAAGCAGGTGTATCTAATTTTTTATCAGCATCAGTAACGTCCATCTTCTTTGAATCATCTTTTTCGTCTTTTTCTTTTTCGTCTTCAACAAATAAATCATCTGGACCTAATTCAATTGATTTAGTTCCTTCTTTAACAAGACTGTAAATGTAAGGAAATACACCTTTCAAATCTTCGTTAAACTGACGAATAGTTAATTCATCAATCCAGTTACTTGCTATGTCTTCTGGTACTTCTTCCATTACTGTTTCTTGGAAGTTTTCCATTGCTTCTTTGTAGTAAGCATTTCTTTGTAACTTATGTACAGTTTCTTTTACAGTGTCAATTCTGTTATTAACAATGTCCATGTAACCAGCAAGACCCTCTGCCATTACACTTGATCTGTTCATGTAAGTTTTGAAAGTACGTAATTTAGAAAGTTCTTCGCTGAGTGAAACGATATGTTTTCCAAATGAATCGTACTGATTTCCGCCTTCGCTTACATGTTGTGCCATTGCTCTTGCACCGTTTAGATGTTTGAATGGATACTTGTATCTTTCTCCATCTCCACTTTCAACATATATGCTATGAATTCTTTGTGTTCTTCCTGCAGGATTTTCAAAATCAACTGCCTCATTATGTTTAACAATGATCTTTGCATTGCCAACATCTTGGAAACTTGTTTTAGAAGTTCCGTATAGTTTCGATTCACTCATTTGGTTTTCTCCGGGTCTATTTTTTTGCGAAAGGTAATCGTAATCTCTCTTGTCTAAGTTAGTTTTTGTTATATCTCTTGTATCAAAATTTAACATTCTCTTTTTAGCAAACTGTCTTAGTTCTTTCATAAAGCCATACCAGTTGTTTTTTACTGATTCTGTAGCATCTGTGATTAAATCGTTGTTATAAAGTATAACTAACTCTTTCTCATCAATAGTTACATTAACTTTTTTACCGTTGCTAAAGTCAAAATCAAAGAAACGTGCCTTTTCAGGTACATTTGTAATAGTACTTTCTTCGTCACCAATAGTAATCTTTGGGTAACGACCTCTAATCTTGTTAAACAGTTCTTCTGCAATTTTGTCCAAGTTTATCATATTAATATTTATCCTAATACACTCCAGTTACGAATATCGGCATAGGAGCCTCGTATTCCTGGTCTGTGTCTAATTGTCTGAACGTATTGTATACTCTTGGATCCCAATCCTTGAGTACTTCCATCATACGTATGTTCAATAGCACTGCACTTACAAGATCGTCTGTTTCGCCAGGCTTTGCTTTATAACTTGTTCCTGATGCTACAAATCCCTTCATCTCTGATATCAATGCTTTACTGTTTATCTGCATTTTGTCATTCTCGACCATAGTTTTGAACTTTGAACAAGCACTAATTTTACTTCTATGTGTAGTGTTAAATCCTTTACGGAACTTTCTAATATGTCCTTTACGTATTGGTTCACTTACAAATAGTCCTGGTATATTCTCTTCCCCTACGTCACCAATAACTAATAACGCCGCTTCACCAATAGTATTATTTTCAATACTCCAATAGATGTTGTTTGCACCAGGGGCTTTACATTCAGCATTAATATAATCGCATATATCTTTTAAAACTCTAATTTGTCCCGGAATGGGTGTAGTATTATGTCTCCACTCTGCAACTTGTTTATAACTTGGTAATTCAAATACTTCAATAGCGGCATAGTCTCCACCAGTACCCATACTTGGATCTAAACTAATACAATATGTTTGATCACGTTCAAGTTTTTTATACCAACGTGTTTGGCCTATATTCTCAATTGGCTCTATACCAGGCATGCCTGCTAACTTAATACTATTAATAAGTGTTTCGTCAAATACTAAGAATTCACAACCATACTCACGTCTAAATCTTTCTTCACCAATACGACCAATTTCTGTTTTCTTCCATTCTTCGTCTCTGTCTGGGTGTTCTTCCCACTTGACAGTAAACCCATGAAATCCGTTTATACCTACTTCACTTTCATTACCATGTTCGTCAAATTTGTTTTGACTTTCTTTCCATATAGTAGCAAAAGTATCTTCGTCTGAGTTAGGCGTACTTGTAAGAATAGCACGACCACCTGTTGCAAGTGTAGGAGATATTGAAGTCCAAAATTCATCTGCAATAGTAGGTTGCACAAATGCAAACTCATCACAGTATAATAATGATATGGACATACCACGTCCGGTGTTTCCTGTTGTAGTAGCACTTACAATTCTACTTCCGTTTTCAAATTCAATTGAACCTTTGTTGTAGTTTGTAACACCTGCTCTAATATGATCAGGACACATTTCGTAAACGTATCTAATACGTTGCATAATTTCTTGAGCACCTGTATACTTGTGTGCCGCAATAAGAATAGTTTGGTCTGGATGAAACATTGCGTACCAGGCAAGGTACACAGCCGCACAGGTTGTCTTACCTGTTTGTCTTGGTAACATGTTTACATTAAAACGATGATCGTGATAACTTTGCATCAATCCTACTTGATACTTGTAAGGATCAAACAACAACTTTCCTTTTACAGGATGTTGGATATATGCAAAGTTACTTGCGAAATGTAAGTAGCCTCTGTCCTTATCAGTACAAAGCATCAGATCATTGATCTGTTCATTTGTATATGCATCTCTTGTATTAGCCTTTTTGGTTAATACGCCATCTAAACTTTTATTTGCCATTGTATAGTATTTACTCAAAAAAATAGGACCCGAAGGTCCTATTTGAGTCTTACTTGAGTAAAAGTAATTTTATATTATATTATGTGGCTACTAATGTTGCCGCGTCAGTAACTAATGTACCGCTTGTATCAATGTTGTTAGGTCCAACTGCTGTTACTGTGCTTGTTGGATAGTTTGCCGCTGTTCCAATTGTTCTAATACGTGCTTGTAAGTCTGCCGCTGTTGCACTGTTATCACATACAACAGTCAGTGTACCACTGTTGTCGTCTGTAGTACAATAAACTAAAGGATTAATTTCTTTGCAAATTGCTTCTACTACTTCGTCAATAGCATCGTCTTCTGCTCTTAGATCAACTGCTGTACCGTTTGCAATTTTTACTAAAATTTTAAAAGCGAATACAGAGCCATTGCTGAAAACATTTCCTGCTGTTGATAGTCCTGATCCGTTTACTCTTGTTATTCCAGCCATTTATCTCTCCTTAGTGTCCACCGCAACTTGATGCGTATAGTTTTTCAAGTTGTTTTGCTTCACAACCCATTTCAGTGTATTTCTTCATGATATCTGCTTTAGACATACCATCGTCTTTGCATTTTTTCATTTCTTTACCGCTTGGTAATTGTACTTTTTTGTCGTCGGCTTCTTGAACACTTTCTTTTTTAGCATCTTTATCTTTGATTGCTTTTTTCATTGGTTCTTTTTTGTCGCCATCTTTGTCCATATCTAAGAAGTCTGGTTTTGCTTTTGCTTCGGCAACATCTTCATCACAATGACAATCGCTTTCACACTGCCCGTGATCGTCATGTTCGTCACAACCACAATCATCACCTTCGCTCATAAACTCTGAAAGTTTAGCAGAAAGTTCTGCACGTAACTCATCTTCAAGTGCCATTGGATTATCTCCGCCTGCAACTTTTGGATAAGATTTTTTCTGTGCGCCATCGTGTCCTGTAGCAATGTCTTTTGTCATAAAGTTATGGTCTTGATATTTTTCATCTGGTGAATTATCCCATTCGCCTTCAGCCGTATCTTCTTCAGAACCACAAGGTTTCATGTCGTCCATTGGCTTGTCCATGTCCATGCCTGGCTTGTTCATGTCCATGCCCTTAGGCTTGTCACTTACAAGATCCATCATAGATAACATGTCGTCATGTGGATCCTCTGGACCCATCATAGGATTCATTGCAGGTTTAATTGCAGTTGGAATTGGTTCCCCTGCTTTTGCACCTTCTGTTCCTTTTAATGCATTCATTAATTTAATAACATCTTCGGCATTATCACCGCTCATGTTTATTGACGCCGATGCCGCTTCATTAATCGCTTCGTCCAACGCCGTAATTTTTTTGTATATGTCGTTTAATTTCATTATTAACTCCCTATTGGACTTTTGTTTCCGATATTAGCAGTTGTGTCCATTTGCTTAATATCACTTGCTTCAGTAGCAAAAGATTCTTTTGTTGCCGCTACCGGATTGTCTCTTTCCTTACGTGCTACTTCTAATTCTTTTAATAGACCCATAACTCTTGCTCCTGATACATCTTGTTGAGCACTTTCTGATTCCATTTCTTCTTTAGTAAGTTTCACTTCGTATGGTTTTCCTTGATCAACCTGTTGATATAACTCTTGAGGTTCATTAGGATTACGTACTACAATATGTGATTGTGGTAAACCAAGTTGATATCCTAAGTACTCTTGTAACATTTCAGTATGTGTAGGGTATGTTACTTCGCACTCGTAATAAGTTACTTCCTGGTTTTGTAGTGCAGGAAAGTCCAATGGACGTTCTTGAATTGGTGTCTTTTTGCCTGGACTACAATTTGTAACTCCAAACTTTTTTAAAGCAGTTTCTAATTGATCTGCCATATCATCTGCTATTTGTCCAGCAATACCAATTTTAAAAGGATAAACCTTTCCATTGTATGCTTCGTTTAAATAATCGCTGTATTTTTTCATAATTGTATTTTCCCTACTAAACTATTTATCCATGTTCTTAAGTTTTTCTAATAAACTATTACGGTCTGTAACCACGTATCCTTCACCTGAAACTATACCATCTGGTGATTCTCCACCATCTTTGTCATTTTTTTCTTTCTTAAGTTGTAGTTCCACCATCTTAAGTTTTTTGTCTAATTTAGCAACTTTAGCATCAAGATTAGTCTTTAGCATGTTACCTGCTACTTCAAACACTCTACCACTATAACGTGCTTCTACATTCATACCTAAGTCCATTAAGTCCTCGTATGCATTCATAGACTTTTCAGCAACTTCGTTTAGTTCTTTGTCTGCTAATTCGCCTAAGCCTTTTACTTGCGGTAGTGCCGCACTAATTTTATCCAACTCTGCAATATCACGTTGAGTATTCTCATGTTCTATTATAGCATGTTTCTTTTCTGCCTTAGATGATTGTTCTTTATCTTTTTGAACAATTTCTTTGCTATCAGGCATGTTAAGTAATTCTTCTAATTTCTTCATATTTTGGATTCCATTAAATGCTACTATTATTTAGCCTTTACGTTGGCCTGAGTGGAACATATCCTTCTCCGTTACAACTCTAAAATATAGGCCTTTATCTTTACACCATGCTCTTGCGGCTTGCCATTTAGCCATATTCAATGCAACTGCCATTTGTTTCTGCTTGTTTCTACCTGCAGATTCCATTGTTGTTTGATTGTCTGGCTTAACTTCTATTACTTCTGCACGTTGTTTGCCATTCTTATCCATGTAACTAATAAAGAAGTCTGGTACATACACTGTTTGTTTTCCTGTAAAAGGATTTACATACGGTATCTTTACTGCTTCACTTGCCCACTTTGCAACGTTGGGGTTTTCGTCACAGAATTTCATAAATGCAAATTCCCAACTTGATCTATATAATGGTGCTTTGCGGCCGATATATTTTTCTTGAAACTTTATGTTGTAACGTCCCTGGGCATACTTGGCCATGTTACACTCCTATGTTTCTTGCTTCGGTCCTATCTTGAACGTCGACTACTCTATAACCTAACGTACTTATTTTTTCTCTATTAAAATTTAATACTTCAGTTACAACACTACTTAATTGTACGCTATCTGTTTTTTTAAGTGTGTCAAGTAATTCAAAAACATTTATACTATCAAGTTTTGCTTGTTGTAACATTACTGTTCCTACAGCAATAGCAGAAGTTTTTTCAAATCCTCTACTTGTAAAAAATCCTATTACAGCATCAACTTGGTTAGTAGGAAAATTAATAAAGTCAGTAAAATACTGATTGTAAAATCTTTTAGTATCTGTTGAACTATCAACTGGGGTTACTTTAGGTAAGTTGCTCATTGTTATGTCCTTATAATGTTAGGTATGTCTTCAAGCGTTTTATTATTTGCCGCTTCTTGATACCCTGCACTTGCATTATCCCATGCCGCGTTAATTGCATTAACACCTGCATCACCCCCTGCGGCCAAATGCTGTTTCTTGTGCGTTGTTGCTTTTGATAAAGCGTCTAACTTGTCTTTGTTGTTTGCTAATTCGGCTGTTACGTCTGCTACACTTGAACTTTGTACTGCCGCCTGTACTGCTCCGACAACACTAATACCTGCAAGTGCAGTTGTTATTGCATTTGTGCCGCCATTGCCTCCATTCTTAGGAAAGAATGTATTTGCAACTCCGCCAACATTTATTCCGCCAACATCTCCAATGGCTCCTTTAATAATTCCAAAGCCTTCTTGTCTAAGTCCGTCCTTTGATAAATCTTTAACATTTCTTGCAGTGTTAGCCGCTTTTAATACTGTACCTAATAATGCACCTGGTGATGAAAATGCCGCTCCACTTGTGATATCGCCAAATACATCTGAGGCACCTGCGGCAACTCCGCCCTGACCAAATAAACTTGCTGTGCCTCCGCCGGCAAGTGATAATGGACTTGGTGTTTTATCATAATGTTCTGTAGCAAATCCTTTTGGAGCAACTCCTTCAGATACTGCCCCTCTTGTATACCATACTGTTTCAAACTGACAACTCATTGTACTTTGTACTAACCCACTTGCATCACTTTGGTCCATTGTATCGTGTTGCCAACTATTAATAATAGGATTAACAAGTGTAAATGCTGTGTAACGTTTTCTTGACATTTGATATATTACAATACTGTCAAAGAAAGGTTCGAAACTATCATTATCAAAACCATAACGGTATTGTGATTGAATTGAATTAGCATCTGCAAAAGTGTTTGCTCTGTTGTACGCAGATGCAGTTGTATTAGGACTACCTGCTGTATCAGTTGTTGCGTAGTTACCATCTTTATAATAATATCTGTAGTATGCTTCCCACATTGCAGTTGTAAGACCGTAGTTGTCATCATGAAAAACAAAATTACAAGGACTATAGTCTATACGCTTTTGTAAAATTCTTTTTCTATTGTATTGATGTTTAACTTCGGTAGTAATATCAAACTTAGGTAAGTCAACACTTTTAACTAACATATTAATTGTGTTAGAATGCTTTTCTGTTAACTGTGGTATAACTGACGATGCTCTTCTGTTAATATTAAAACTAACATGATATAAAAACTTATTTTTTGGTGCAAATTTAAATGCATCGTTTACATATAATCTTGAAGCATGTTGATAGTCTGCAAGGTTACCTTTTGGACTTAATGCTCCAGATACAAGATTGTCGAGGAATGGTGTTAATCTATTTGCCATACTAATATTTATCTAAAAAATAAAGTGGGTATAGAATAAAAAAGGCGCCTAAGCGCCTTTTCCATGTTTATTTTAAAACTGTTAAACTTGATTATACTGCGCCACCGCCAGTAACAAGTGTGTTGATAGTTCTGCCTACAGCAGTACCAATTCCTGTTCCTTGTGGTGATTGTACAGCGTTATCGTATCTAATACTTAATGCTACACTAACTACGTCTGATGTTGCGTATGCTAACTGATTGTAGTTTGCTGATTCTAAATAACAACCATATAACTCAAATGTCTCAAGCACATTAACTGTGTTTGCACCGTTACCACCGTCTAATATTTCAATACGTGTAACGAATTTGTAGTCTGCTCCTGATGCCGCACTTGATTGTTCAAAGAAATCAAACTGTTTCTGCAACTGTTCGCCAACAAGTTTCTGAACGTTGTTACTTACATCTTCACGTAAGTTCAATGTAATTGGTTCCCAAGTATGTTTTCCTGCAAGGAATACTTTTGAGTTGTATACATCAAGTGTAATCTGTTCAAAAGTTACGTTAGGTCTTGTTACATCGACAACTTGTTTCGTTAACTCAGTAGTTGGTGTTGACACTCCAAAATTTTCCAGTGACACCCTGAAGCGGTACTGCAATTTTGGCATTAACAAACCTTGTGAACTTGCAGATGAATTGCTGTCCAAAGGTACTGTTAGTCTTGAAAGTGATGAAATTGCCATTTATTTGCTCCTATTACTTTTATTTATCATATTATAGGCCCGCTATTTCTCCAGTGTTTTTAAGTCTTAATGGAATGTAAATGAATTCCACTGCTTTCACTGGTTCAATTGCAATGTCTACATAAAGTTCGTTTCTATCAATTCTTGATGGAGTGTTGTTACTTTCGTCACACACAACTAAGAAGTCATATAACGCTCTTTGTCCTACAAGCTCAAGCATTAAACTGTCAGCCTGCTGTTTGATCTCGTCTCTTGTGATCTTATCATTAGGTTCAAAAATGTAAGGCTTAGCAAGTTTGTTTAACTGTCCACGTAAATAAATTACTAAACGTGCAACGTTAATTCTATCTAATGAACTTGCATTTTTTGCTCTTGTCTTTTGACCAAAGTTAACAAGACCTGCACCAGTTAAGAATGTTACTGGGTTAACCTTGTTGCTATACAATGTATCTCTTTGACCTTCGTTTAGAGCAACTGTTTTAAACTCGCCTTCGTTATTAATAAAGCCTGCACTTGAAGCGTTAGTAATTCCACCACGTCTTGTTCCTGCTGGAGCAAACCATGGGTAACTAACTTGATCACTTAATGCAATAGTTCTTAGTATACCATGTGATGCTGGAACAACTACGTTGTTTCCTGCATTATCACTTGTGAATAAACTTGGATAAAACACACCTAAGTACTCATCACTTGTTACTAATCCATTGTCGTTATCTTCAACAGCACCATTAACGTTAGTTGCCCAGTTGTTAATTCCTGTGGCATCACTTGCTAATCTCATTGGAGAGTCACCAACAACAAATGCTGTTAAGCCTCTGTCATTGTTCAATGTAACCATTTCACCAATTAGCTCTGGATAACCAGGAGTTGCTAATAAGTTAAAGATTCTTGATTCGTTATCTCTAATGTCTTGGTTGCTATTCATTAGTGCCTGTAACGCTTGTACAACAACTTTACGCTGTGCCTTACGACCGAATGTACCTGAACCATCACTTTGGTTAGCACTTTCAGTTACCCATCTATGTGGATAGTAAGCCGCCATTGATTCGTCGCCGTTACGTGCATTATCTTCTGCTACGTCAATTGAGTTACGTACAAATTTCTTAACGTTAAATCCAGAACGTCTTAAGTTCCATAACAACATACCTTTTGGATATAGTGCTGGATCTGGAGCATCTGGGTCTAAGTAATTACTTGCC